AAAGACGGCGTTTTAGATAGCCTTTCGGTAGGTATTTTGCCAGTCGAATTTAGTTTTGACGAAGCTGGCACAATGATTATTACTAAAGCTGACTGGCAAGAATTAAGCCTTTTGCCTTACGGCGCTTTTGAGGCAGCTAAAGTAAAACAAGTGGCTGCGAGTATCCACCAACCAGAACCCGAAGTAGAGTTAAATAGTAAACAAGACCCAGAACCAGAGGTAACAGAAATGACACAGCCAGTAGAAACCCCGCAAGTAATCGAAGCCGCAGCCGTACACACGGTTTACGCGCAACCAAAAAAACTTCGTTTGCCTTCAACGTCGGAATATATCGCAGCGTATGTGCGCGGCGGTTCAGATTTCGCACAACTTAACGCAAACATTAACGCGGCACGAATTGAAGCCGCGCCAGGCGTAGCACCATTTATTAACACTGAGTCGACGCCCGGCATTTTGCCAGAAATTATCGTGGGTTCTGTTTATGATTCGCTTAACCCGATTAGACCATTTGTTACGGCTATTGGTACTCGCGCTATGCCTACAGCTGGTGCAACTTTTCGCCGACCAAAAATTACGACACGGCCAGTAGTTACGCAACAGTCGGCACAGTTTGACCAGCTAAACGCTTCAACTGTTGAAGTGTCAAATTCAGATATTTCTAAACTTAGTTTCGGTACGTTTGTTACCGTGTCCGAACAAGATTTAGACTGGTCAGACCCTTCAAGCATTGACATTATTTTGAACCAGTTAGCTATTGCTTACGGTCAGGCAACAGATAACTACGCTGTTGATACTTGCCACGCTGCAATTACACAAACTGCAAGCGTCGCAGATACAGCCGTAGGCGCTGACTGGGTAGCTGCAATTTATGACGGCGCGCGACAAATTAGCGCAAGTTCAAACTACCTACCTAGTCATATGGTCGTAACGCCAGCTAGCTGGGCTGCGCTTTCGTCATCAGTAGACGACGCAAACCGCCCAGTATTTCCATACACAGGCGCACCTAACCTAATGGGTCAAAACGCTGCAGGTAACGCAGCCGCTAACACTTGGAACGGTAACCCGCTTGGCCTTGTGCTTGTCGTAGATAAAAATACGCCAGGTTCGTTTATGGGCCACGCTGCAGGACCAGCCGCAGGCTTCGAGTTCTACGAACAGCAAAAAGGCGCAATTTCAGTAGACGTACCAGCAACACTTGGCCGCACTATTGCCTTCAGAGGCTACGCAGCCGCGTTTATGGCAGACGCTACCAAGTTCGTCAAGTTCGTTTAACGACTAGAAAGAAGGCCAGCTATGGCCGTCTATTCGGTCAAACAAAAATATTTAACCGACAATTACGCAGTAGTCGTACTTGTTACTAACGCTGACCCGTTAGAAGTAGGGCAAAGCGTAACTATCGCAGGCGTCGACGCTACTTTTAACGGTACTTATACCGTCGCTGCGTTGCCACAATATTATTTTAATGGCGTAGATATAGAAGGTTTTTTTCTTTACGACATTGAAAGACCGATAGCTAACCAGGTTTTATTTGCTAAAACAGCTGACAACGTAAACATAGTTGCAGCGTCTGGCACGTTGACTACTACGCCTGTTTGCACTTGGATAACTGCAGCACAAATAGAAGATTGGCTAGGAATTGGCACAGCGACGGCAGCCGATACAGCATTTTTAACACAATGCGCGGCAGCTTCGAACAATTTTTGTTACGCCAGAAGGCGTGAAGCAGGCTACAAAAACGAAAGTTTAACGACAGTACCAAATGAAGCGGTTAAATTAGGTTCAATTATGTATGGGGGCGCGTTGTATCGCCAGCGCGGCGGCGTACAAGATTTTGCGTCGTTTGACGGTTTAGGCACAGCTAATAGTTTTGGTTTGTCGCCAATGATTAAACAGCTGTTAGGCGTCGATAGGCCAGCGGTTGCCTAATGCCCCAAAACTTTACCGACCTATTCAATACGTCGCTAACTAATTTGACTGCAACACTCACAGCCGTTACAGGTTTACAGGTAGTAAACGACGCGCGAAATTTAAACCCGCCTTGCGCTTTTATTGACGCGCCAAGCTTTGAAGCGTTTAACGCCAACATAGTAAAAATGTCGTTTCCAGTACGGGTAATAACTTTAGGGCCAGGCAACTTAGACGCCCAACGCAGCTTACTTAACCTGGCTTCGCTGGTGCTGGGTGCTAACGTAGGCGTTACGGACGGTAGGCCTACAGAAGCTTTAGTAGGCGGCGTGGCTTACCCGGCGTATGATTTGACAGTAACAATGCAAGCCCAGACAGCGTAAGGATAAACAAATGACTAGTTATATGGTTACTTCTGACAAACTCGCAGGTTTTAAAATTGGCGATACTGTAACTGACAAAGATTTAGAAGGCGTTAACGTCGAAGCGCTAGTAGACGGCGGCCACCTATCCACACAAAGCACTAAAAAATCTGGTAAAACTAAAGAGACAGAAACAGACAAGGACTAACCAATATGGCAACTACCGTTTATCTTTCAAACCCAGCGCTAACTATTAACAGCGTCAACCTGACAGACCAAGCTACAAGCGCAGTTTTAACATTTAATTATGAACAGCTAGAAACTACGGCCTTTGGGGATACAGCCCGCAAATTTGGCGGTTCGTCTGTAACTTCGTTGCAAAACAATACTTTTGAAGTAACGCTATATCAGAGTTACGCAGCAACAGAAACAGAGGCCACTATTTACGGTCTTGTCGGTATTCAAACGACTATTACAGTTTCGCCAACGGCTGCAGGTTTAGTAACGCCCGCAGCTGACGCGCCGAAATATACGCTTACAGGCGCATACTTGGAAAGCCACACGCCGATTAACGCAAGCTTGGGCGAACTGTCGACTATTACCCTTACGTTTACTGGCGGCACACTCGCTAAAGCCGTCGCATAATGGCGCGGCTTTGGCCGCTGAGAACTAATAAAACAAGCAACACTAATAAAGTGCTGCCCTACGAAAGGCAAATATGCAATTAACACTAAAAGCCGTATTTAAAGACGGCAACAGTTACGAAGTACAAACTAATTTAATGACCATAGTTTTATGGGAAAGAAAATATAAGCGTAAAGCGTCAGACATAGCTAACGGTATAGGCGTAGAAGATTTAGCCTATATGTGTTACGAAGCCAGCCGCCTAAACGCAATTACCGTACCAGCTTCGCTAGACGCTTTTATTAACAGTCTTGTGAACATTGAAGTAGTCGAACAGGCCGCCGATTTAAAAGCCGACCAGGCACAGTAAGTTATCTTATGGCCGAACTGTTAGTAACTTGCCACTACTGGCCTAACCATATTGAATTTGGCATAACCGATTTGTATACAGTCGTAGACATATTAAACAAACAGAATAAAACTTATGTCTGACCCTAAACTTGTTTTGCAAATAGACGGCATTAAAGAAACGTTGGCCGAATTAAACAAATTCGACAAGGTTTACAGACGGCAAGTAACTAAAGATATTAAAGGCGCTGGCGCGCCAATTATCGCTACAGCCCGCCAACTAATAGGCGACACGCCGCCGCTATCGGGTATGGTGCGCGGCAAACTTATTAAAGGCCGGGAAGTTTACTGGTCTAACAAAACTGCGAAATCTGGTTTAAAAATTAAGGTAGGTCGACGCGCCAATAAAGGCGGCACAGTTGAATTTAAAGACCAATTCGACGCAGAAAATAACCCGCGTGAAAGGCTATGGCAATTAACATACCGATTACGTCGACGTTTGACGATACAGGTTTAAACAAAGCGCAAAAAGCTTTAACAGGTATAAGCGGGCCAGCTAGCAGTTTAGGCAACATTCTTAAAGCTTCTGTAGTGCCAGGTCTTATAGCTGCCGCTGGTTCGGTGCTTGTTTTTACTAAAGGCTTAATGCCAGCTATTGAAGCGGCCAGCGACTTACAAGAAAACACAAGCAAAATAAGCGTAATTTTTGGCGAGGCAGGCAAGGCAGTTACCGAATTTGCAAAGACCGCCGCCCGCGATATCGGCCAGTCTCAAAATCAAGTTTTAGAAGCTGCCGGCACTTTCGGCACTTTTGGTAAAGCGGCTGGTTTAGCAGGCGACCAGTTAGCGACGTTTACAACTGATTTTATTACTTTGTCAGCTGACCTAGCTTCATTCAATAACACAACGCCAGACGAAGCCATTAACGCTATTGGCGCTGCGTTACGCGGCGAAGCTGAACCGTTAAGGCGTTTTGGCGTTTTGCTTAACGACGCAACACTTAAAGCCGCTGCATTAGAACTAGGCATATATTCCGGAAGCGGTGCGCTAACTGCACAGCAAAAGATTTTAGCTGCACAAAAAGTTATTTACGAACAGACAGGCGACGCGCAAGGCGACTTCGCGCGCACGTCCGACGGGTTAGCCAACCAGCAACGAATTTTAAGCGCACAATTCGAGAACGTTAAAACCAAAATAGGCAATTTGTTATTACCTGTTTTTTCGCAGTTAGTAAAGTTTTTAAACGACGAAGTTTTGCCGTCTATAGACCGCGTTATAACAGCTTTTGGCGAACAAGGTTTAGGTCGAGGTCTACAGCAAGCCGTTGCTGAAACTGGTTCAGCTGGCGAAGGGTTAGTAAAAGCGTTTAAATTTATTGCGCTTAACGCCGCCAAAATGGCAAACGTTGTTTATAGTTCGGTTCAAGTTCTAATAGCGCAGTTTCAGTTTTTAACTGGTAGCCCATTAGACGCCATAAAAACAATGGCTAAAGCATTTGACACTTTTATAGATATAAGCGCATTAGAAAAAAGTTTTGATACTTTTTCTTACAAAGTAAACGTTTTGCAAGGCGCAGTACTTAGTCAAAACAAAACAATTTTAGACGCCGAAAAACGGTTAGACAGTTTTGGCAAAGTAACTAAAAAAACGGCAGAAGAATTAGCAGGCGCAGGCGCAGACGAAGAAAAAGGTTTAAGCGGCGCAGCC